TCAAGAAGACCGCTCGCAGGCCAGTCATAGGGGAACCACTGTTCCAGTTGCCGAGGCCAGTTGGGGAACTCATACTTAGAGTTAAATCCCTTTCTGACATCGGCAACGGCGCCAGGTCCGTGCTTTGGCCGCAATTCCCACCAATCGGGCGTCCCCAGCTGTGAGATGATGCTACGGCTAAGAAGCCGCAAGCTATCCCAAGGCAAAGGAGATACCCGAGCACGCTCAAACCCCCAAGGAAGTTCTCCCTGGAGGTCATCACGATTGGCCAAGTCACCCCATAAGGGGTGTCCGCGCCTTTCGATCCACTCGGGATTTTCGCAATCCCAGGTGTTGCGGTGCGATGGAGGTAGATCCGCTTCAATGTCGAAGAACTCATCAAGAGTTTCCTTCACTTTGATAGCGCTACAGTCGAGGCGTAACTTCTTGCAGCAATAGAGTAGCTGCCGGAGGAAAGCCACGGCCGTGACGCACGGGTCAGGCAAAAGCACGTTGAAGTCGTCAAATACTCTACTAAAGAGACCCCCGAATAATTCGGGCCTCTTAGACCGAAGGTTATACCCTCTCGGGAAATCTTCGATCTGGAGTACGCCATCGTCAAGCCCTCTGTCGAGGACTTTACCAGCGGCGGGCAAGGTTATCGTTAGGAACGGTAAACCCTGCGATTTGACAGCTCGAAAGAGGCAGGACAAGTCCTGTTCAAACGAGACCTTCAAGCTAGGCCAACATGTGGTGGCATCCTCTAGGATGCCCTCCATGATGGAGAGAGCAAAGGGCTCATAGCTTTTCATACTGCATTCCTTTTTCTGGAGTGTAAGTATCTATGATGCTCCCAGCAACGCACTTTGCACTGACTGAGAGGTGGATAAGGCGGCTGAGCTCAGAGAGCTAAGCCACCAGACGATTTATCCCAGACGGGAAAGCCCGTTCTATGGGGTCGATCGACCAGTACTAATTGACGCCGGCACCTATGTCGGCGAAGTTCGTGCTGGTACCAATCCATACGTTCACTGCCTTCCCGATGTCGACCGCTGAGGTCGGCGCCGAGAATTGATCATGCCGGAGGGTCAGCGTAAAGCTGTCCTTCTTCATGAGTGTAGTGGGCGTTGGGTACGTAACGTGCTCAACGAACACGTTATGCCTCTTCATGACGAGACCATCGGCATCCTTGGTATCCTTGGAATGCCGGATCTTGAGATTCCACGAATCGAGCGTATCCGAAAGGCTATACTCGCTTCCGTAGGAATCCTGATTTACCCGGTTGAGAACTTTCGCAACCGAGTTAACAGTCAGTGTGATTGTAGCTGGAAACATAACTCTCTCTCTTTCATATTCTCTTTGTCGCCCTGCCTTTTATAGACAGGACGGTCATCGAGCCTATGATCGACAGTTTGAAGCCGTCCAAGAAGGGCAGCTTTAGACTAGCACTTGGAACCGGAGCAAAGACCTCTCGGGATTTTGTCTCGTAAAAGGCGAACCCTCCTGTAAAGGAGAGTCCACCATTCTGCGCGGCGTCCCAGAAAGTTCTTGACTCATGATGGGTCATGACGCATATTGGACTCGGGATGTAGTAAATACTATTGTAGCTAGCCTGCAGTAGGTTAGATATATCTGCAAACCAGTCAATTGCCCAAGACCATGGCATGGCCTTCCAGACCTCGATGGGGATCTCACCGGCAGTTAAGCCGTTGTCGATCCGAAACGCCGACACAAAGTCAGGCGGTTTACCAACATCAGTCTGGGCCCTCACCTTCCACCGCATCGTCGCCCACTGCTTCACCGAAGAGTAGGTGTTGTAACGTGGAACGATGGTAGATCCGAAAGTGGACCAGACGGGATAATACCCGCTGGCCGTTACCGAATCTGTGGCGAGGGTTACACGACGTTTTATACCATTAGCAGAGTGCGCACCTTTTAGCATCTTTTGTCGCTTAGCGACTCGAGTAGCGAAGGCAAGCATCTTCTTTATATCCCCAATAAGTGGATCCCAGCCAAATTGATAGGCTAGGGTTGCAGCAGCTCCCTCCGAGATCGGATCAAGGCCTTTTCCGGCCTCGTTCTGAATCTTATGGAGTAAGTTGCCAGCATGCCACAACATCTTGGGAACATCCTTAAGCTCAAAGAGAGCTACAGGAAGGTATAAAGAGGGAGTTAGCGGTCCCGTCTGAGACATAATACGATTAACGTACGATGCCGAAGGCGGGAGTGGAACTGTGACGCCCCATTGGATACCCGCGGGCACGTTGTGAAACGTGTAACCACCGGTACCAGCTAGGCCGTTTAAGGTCCCACCCACTCTCCTGATTTTGGTCATGCTCATCAGATTATCTGTGAGCCTTTGGCCAACAACGTCGGTCATAGTATCGTCCACATCCAGGCGTGTTTGGGGAAACTGCGTGAGTCCATCACTGGACAAAACGTAGCCTCCTTGATTATACTCCTGGATCTGACGAGTACGACTCATTAAGGTTCCTTATTGGTACTAGATAGTAGGGTCAAAATGAACAGGACAGGAAAGAAGTCCTGCGAGGCGCCCACAAG